AGAGTCTGTTGAGGTGGCCCTATTGAACCGTATTCATCAACTCGAGTACGACCTTGCTTACTGGAAAAATCAGTCTGACGGTGTATACGTGAACTGACGCGTCGACGGTCCCTAAATAAGATGTTCGATCTTACTAGAGCAATGGATATCCTCAACGAATCAGAGCGCCGTTTTACAAACAAGCTGTGCGATGCGATGATCCCCCATATGATCGAGACCTTCTGGGAGATTTGGCTCGAGGCCAAGAAGGTTTCCCAGGGCAAGGGCACCCCAAAGGTTTTTGACGAACTCCTCCGCGAAATAAAAACGTGGAATTCGTCAATTTCTCTCAAGCACGCCGAAGCCATCACCAGGGCGGAGCCGCTGTTCCCCAAACTCCTGGCGGCGGTCTTTGTGACGCACGTCAAGATTCTGAGTTCCATCCGGACCGACAAAAAGGCCAAGAAGATTTGCATCAAGCTCCCGGCGAACGACGTGTTCGTCCAGCGGTGCTACGAGGCGTGCGCCGAGGACATTTACAAGCGCCCGGACGTCATCATCAACGCCTCTATAAACGAAGAGTCTCGGTCCGACCAACTCAATGAGCGATTTTGCATCAAAATTCGTAAAGTCATAGAGAGTCTGATTCCGACGGCTGAGATTCTGGAGGCGTACCTCCCCTCTACTGACGGTGACCTGAACTTTGACGAGGAAGAAGAGGAGCCGGAGCCGGAGCCAGAGCCAGAGCCAGAGCCGGATCTCGGCGAGCCCGAACCCATGGGCGAGCCGCTCCCCACGAACGAGCCGGACCCTGGGAACGGTGGTATGGACATTAGCGAAACCCCAGGGGGGACAAAGACGGTCGCAGTGACGCCGTCCCTTGCGCCGCCTCGAATTCCAGAGCAAAATTTGTTCGATGATGCGCGCGAGAAGTAAAAAAACTACTCGGTAATAATAGTAAAGATGGAGCAGTACCTGCGAGAGCCCTTTAGTGCCGCCGTCATCGCCGCGGCCGTAACCATGGCCTACGTCTATGCAAAAGCCAAGATGAATAACGGTGGAAAATTGAAAAATTCCGACATGGTCAAGCCCGCCTTCCTCGTGGGGCTCCTCGTGTACTTCATCGTGAGTCAGGGGCAGGGCTACAGCCAGGATCCTTCAGTCAAAGCTCCTTTTTAAGCTAGTTAAGGAATTACGCGTATCAAACTAGAAATGACTACTATTCTGGCTTTTCATGAGATGATGGGTCAGTTCCTCGGTGAGCTCGCCAACGTGTTTCCCGAGGAACCGGCGATTCAGGCGGCCCTGACCGCCCCGCGCGATCGCGCAACTTTCGACGAGTTTATGAAGAATATGCGAAACTGGTCCACTCAGATGATGCAGAAGAGCGACTCCTTTTGGGTCGAGGAGAATGCATTCGTAAAGGGTCTGAATATGCACGTCATCTGGAAGACTGATGCTTGCACGCCCAACACCAAGGCGGCGACCTGGCAATACCTCCAGTCGCTGTACATGATCGGCACGACGATGAGCATGTTCCCTCCCGAGACTCTGGCTATGATTGAGTCGGCCGCCGAGAATTGCGCCAAGAACATGCAGCAAGGCGGTGGTGCCATAGACGAGAACGCCCTGAACGGTATGCTGGCTCAGATGCTCGGTGGGGGTGGCGGTGGCAACCCGCTCGCGGCTCTCATGGGTGGCATCTCACGCCCTCAGGAGCCGAAGAAGAATCGTTCGAGCAAGAAAAAAACATCTCGCTAAGGTAGTATAATGAATCTAGTCGCCGAGGTTTTCCAAACGAACAAGCTCCTCGAGTTTTGGCCTACCGCGAAGCAGTCGGCGCGGGAGCGCGTCGCTGCGACTATGCGATTCGTAATTTACAGCACGTGCGTCGTGTACCTCATTAACCGCGACCCGCGTGTGTTCGCTCTGGGTATCTTTGTGCTCGCGATTGCGTATTACATGTACACGGCGAACATGATAAAGGACGGGAAGATTCGTCCGGCTCAAGGCGACGCGCGCATGTCCGGTCCCCTGCGCTCCAATGTGACGATGCCCTCAATGGAGAACCCCATGGGGAACGTGCTGATGACGGACTACGTCGACAAGCCGGATCGCGCGGCGGCCGCGTGGTACCCCAGCATGCGCTCTCAGGTCCAGGACGTCTGGAGCCGTATTCACCCCTTTGAGCGCCAGCGCGACGCCGAGCGCAACTTTTACACCATGCCCTCGACGACCATTCCGAACGACCAGACTGGGTTCGCTCAGGCTTCTTACGGAAAGCCATTCGCGCCTAAATGCCACGACCAGGGCGGCGCGGCGTGCGACCCAGATCGTTTCTACTCGACGTTCCCGGAGACGACGCAGCTGCGCGGTGGCAACGGGCGCTAAAATAATATACATTTCTATTAATAATAATGCCTGTCCTCAACAACAGCCCGAATGTCCTTCAGCCGGGCGTCTGGATCGGTCCGGCCCAGGTTGTTCTCGAAGATCAGGTTCAGATTGAGAGCCAGCTTCGCGAGCAGCCCACGACCGCCTGGAAGAAGGGCTGGTCCGAGCAAGCATATGATTTCCCCAATACCTACGTGAAGCTCCCCCTGCGTGTTCTCGGGTGGGATCCCGTCAGCACTTACGCCGAGAACCAAAACACCCGGTTCGTCCAGCGATACTTCTCAAAGTAAAATCTAAGTACTTATTAATAATACGATGGACCCCCTTGCATTGGCGGCCGTCGTCGGTCTTGTGTTTGCCGGTAAGCGTCTGAGCGAGGGAGGATCTTCATCCGCCCAGCAGGAGACTCGTTCATCGACAACCACGAAACCCATCACCCGGCTCGACGTCGACCTTATGGCGAACTCGCACGATCACAAGGCGGACGCGTACGACCTGCGAATCATGAACCCCCAACTCGGTCGGCGGGTCGGTGACTGGCGTCTGCAGCCCAAGGAGGCTGTTCTGAACCTGCAGACGACCGGCATGACGAACACGCGTTCGCCGTTCGGTCAGCCCGTCTACGACATGGTGAATCGTCAGTACGTCACGAACAAGATGAACAACTTGTCGCCGCTCGAGCAGCCCAAGACGGTCGGCCCTGGCCTCGGTCTCGGGCCGAACGTGCCGGCCGGTGGCGGTTTTCACGACTTTTTCCGGGCCCTCCCGACCAACATCAACGAGGAGAAGCTCACGACGATCGAGGGTCGTGACGGCCCGCCGAATCCCGTCGTCAAGAGCGGTCTTCCTATGATCGGCTCCATAACCAAGGACGCCAAGGCTTCCAAGACGTGGGACCGGGCACCGGGTGCATTTGGGGCCGGCGGTCAGGGCGGCCGGATCGTGGGGCCCGAGGGGCGACCCGACTTTCTCAAGACGAAAAAGACGACGATTCGTCAAGAGACGGGCATGCGAACCGACACTCTCTCGGACGGGCCTCCTCAGTACAATATCGCTCAGCCGTACGCGACCGGAACCTCCTACACGGACAAGTCCTTGACGCGCCTGAGCGGGTACCGTTCACAGAATGATCGCCCAGGAAACGCATCCGGAATGAACGTCCGTGAAGACCCAGTGAACCAGGGCGGCGCCGCGACCAACCTTCGGACCGAGTCTCGGCCGGTCGCACCTGGACCGATGGGACCGACCGGTGTGAACCAGGGGCGGGGTATCAAGCCTCCCCAGTATGACGACCCCCTCAATGAAAACAAGTCGAACCCGAATCCGCTCGGGCAGCCGGGATACCTCGACGTGGCGATTCAACAACTCGAGAAAAATCCCATCGCCCTCCCGCCGTTGGCCGTGGTTTAAAAAAATATAAGCACATTGTAAAATGAGCGGTGGTATCGTTCAACTCGTCGCGACCGGACCTCAGGACGCATGGCTGACCGGCAAGCCCGAAGTTTCGTTTTTCCGCTCCAACTACAAGCGCTACACTCACTTTTCCAGCTCAGTCGAGCGTCAGGTTATTCAGGGCGTTCCCATCGCCGGCGGCATCTCCACGATCCGCTTCGAGAAGAAGGGCGATCTGTTGAGCTATGTGTACCTGACGGCCAAGGACTCGAACGGTAACGAGATTGCCGGCCTGAACTGGGCGAACGTCATCGACAAGGTCGATCTGTACATTGGCGGTCAGATTATCGACACGCACGACATTGAGTACATGACCGATATCGAGCCGCTTGTCGGCGCCCAGAACTGGTCCCAGCGTTACATGAACCTGGCGAGCTCCACTCTGAATAACCAGAAGGCGTCTTTCCTGCCGCTCAAGTTTGCATTCTGCAAGGACTGGGCCGTGGCTCTTCCCCTGATCGCCCTGCAGTTCCACGACGTCGAGCTGCGCATCACCTGGTCGGCGAATCTGGCGTCCACGGATGGCATGCCCACTGGCATTCCGGCCGGCAGCCCTGCTTACTCCAGCCTGCAGTACATCTGCTGGGCCAACTACACGTACCTGGACCAGGGTGAGCGCGACTGGTTCGCCAAGACGAGCCACGACATGCTCATCACCCAGGTTCAGCGTGTGATTATGGGGACGTCCCCGACCCAGGAGCTCGCTCTGGCTCAGCCCGTCAAGTTCATCGCCTTCCCGTGCAAGAGCTACAACGTTCTGTACGGCACTGGCTCGGCCAACGCCTCCAATTTCCAGCTCAAGACCCAGGTGAACGGCGTGGATGTCGGCGAGTCCCGCCACCTGTCTCACTGGATCGACGTTCCCCAGTACTACAACACGCCCTGGGGCTACGTGACCGGTTCTTCGGCCGGCGGCTCCACCGCGAACGTCGCGATCATCTCTTACTGCCTCGACACCTCCAAGCTCCAGCCGACCGGCACCCTGAACTTCTCTCGGCTCGACACGTACCGCATCGTGGTCCCCCCGGCGCTGACGGGCGGCGTGGGCGGTCTGGCCTCGGCCATCAACTACCCCGTGAACTACATGTACGCCGTGAACTACAACGTCCTCCGCATCCAGAACGGACTCGGCGCAATAATATACGCCAACTAAATTAGAGATGCAACTCTGGCACTGGCTACTCCTTTTGGGTCTCGTTTTCCTCGTCACTTACAATCCGCGTACGGGAAATCTTACTAAATTTTTTAGTCCGGAAACATCAGTAGAGGATGATGAATCCCCGAGGTATTCGCGAAAGGCACAAAGCAATAGCGATCCCGGTGAGCACGGTGAATAACATCCAACACTTTTTGATAGTCCACGACAGGCGATACAGGGAATGGACGTTTGTCACAGGCGGGTGTCGCCGACGCGAAGTTTACAATCCGCTCAGATGCGCGGTCCGTGAACTCGAAGAAGAAACACGTGGTGTCATAAACCTGAAGAGGGGCTCGTACACTTACTTCACGTTTTCGACGAACACTCCCGAGCCGAGGGACATTGAAGACGGGGTGGAAGTTCTGAACCACTATCACGTCTACATATTTGACCTCCCGATGACCTCGGTAGAACATCGACACATCGTCCGCCGTTTCACCGATGAAAAGGACAAGATGGAGTCGAACCAAGTTCCTTTCCGAAAAAATTACGATGAAAATGACGACTGTCGGTTCGAGAACCTCGAGACGATCCAGGCGCACACGAACCTATGGCCCATGATTCGTCAGCACGTCGTCACCAACCCCGAGTTCCATCGGGCCCTGACCTCGAACCACAAGACGCCCTTCAATTTGCGTCTCTAAACGGGCGAATAAGTTCTGCGAACTTTATATAAATGACCAAGACCAAGCTAGAGTTTGCGACGATCCTCGCCAGTCTCCGAAAAGACGGCTCGGATCCTCAGAAGCTCGCCCAGGACATGTCCCTTCGCAAATTGCTGTACGAAATTGAAAGACTTGAGCAGACGCAAGAGCCGCCGCCTCCGCCGAAGAAGGAAACCTCCGTGCGTTCACTCTGGTCTTGGTTGACGCACGATTCTGACGACGACTAGTTTAAGAAAATAGACTCATAATTACTAATGGAAAAGTGGAAGGTTCCCGTGGGTCCAGGGACCCATGTCCTCATGGACGGCGGAATCCTATCCGTCCCACCCGAAGAGACTCTCCAATTTTACGAACGATACATTTCACTCGTGAATTCTGGAACGAAATTGTATGTCGTCGAACAAAAGACAAATAATTTCAAATTCTTCGTAGACTTTGACTACAAGGCTCCCGAGAAACTCGAAGATCCGGATCTTCTCCAATTTTGTTCCATAATTCATGAAGCCATAGGAAGTCCAGGTCGGTGCGTCATTGCCAGGGCCCGAGTAAGGAATGTCGGTCCTTCGCTTCTCAAGTCTGGGATCCATATTCACTGGCCGGACTTGACCGTGACTCGGACCGAGGCTCTGAATTTAAGAACAAAAATCATCACAAGTCTGGGGGACGGACCATGGGACCAGGTGATCGATGCATCCGTCTATGGCGGTTCTGGACTTCGCATGCTCTGGTCCCATAAGAAACCGACCGGAGATCCTTATATTCCCTGGCGCTCGCTCGACAGCCCGGACCTCTTTCCGAAAGAACCGAACGCCGAGACGCTCGGTCTCTTTGCGGTTCGAACGGACGAAGTTTCAAAACCGGCCGAACTCTTGCAGAATACAGGCCATCTCGAAGAGTTTATTCAGAGGTACCTGGAGGGCCAGGAGAAGGCGCGCGTCAAGAAGGTTCAGCGGAACGCCCACGATGGATGGTTCGTCCAGACCGATTCCAAGTGGTGCCAGAATATCCGCCGAGAGCACACCTCGAACCACGTCTGGTTTTCGATTCATTCAGGCCGTATATGTCAAAAGTGTCTCGACGAGGATTGTCGCGAGTTCCAAAGTCCCTGGAAAATTCTTCGACCATCAATAGTAGAGCAACTCGAAGATGTTGCTATTGTGGGTAGTCCTTCTACTCATTTTTTTATGGATATTTTTCCCAATGGGACAGGGTGTCAGATTCAAAAAGTACGAAAAGAAGATCCATCCGTACTCGGGTCTCGACCCCGTCAGCTGGGAACGATTCCAGACCAACATCCACACGTTCGAACGGTTGGTTTCGACGCCCCAGGTTGAAGAGGCGGCCGGGGCGCTCTACGAGGCGATCGAGAGCGCCAGGGACCTCGGTCTCGGCCTGCGTCGCGCCGACGACGAGCACCACCGAGAGGACATAAACAAGATTGCGAACGAACTCGGGTACGAGGGTGAATTTCTCCTAAATCAGAATGCAATTTCACGAGGAGTTTATTTCTTCCCTAAATACTTAAACGAATCAATCATGGACTACCCAGAAGATGAACCCAGAGACTTCCAGCGCGTCGCCCGAAGCCACGGTCAGTAGGACCCGGTCTGGACGCGTTTCTAAGCCCCCAGTGAGATACGAGCCCGTCGAGCAGGTCGAGGACGATTACGCCCCGGATGACTACGACACCGAGGAACCGGATGACGACTCGGTCGAGATACTGACCGAGTCTGACGAGATTGATGAAGACGAAGACGCCGATGACGATGG